CAGTAATGGGAATCCCGGCCAGCGCATTCGTGACCGAGCTTCCGGCAATCGTGCCACCGGTAATGGCAACCGCGGCCGGGTTATACGGGGATCCGCCGCCACCGCCCGCAACGCGAAGAGCCATCTTAGACTCCTTCCCCCGCGATGATCTCGAAGGTCGCGCCGCCTGCGGTGATCGCCTGGAAGTAGCAGTTCGGCGGGAGCGTGAACGTCTCGACGCTGGAGCCGAGCATCCCGATCACGCCGGTCTGCGGCGTCCCCACGATGGGCGCCACGCTGGGCATGGTAGGTTGAGTCGCGCCGCCACCGCCCTGCGGCGCGGCCCAGGCGAGATACGCTTCCGAGCTCGAGCGGTTGCGGATCCGGTACTGGATGGAACCCGCAGTGCTCGGCGCCTGCACCTGGACGGCGGCGCTGTTATCGACGACCGAGCACTTGCTTTGCGGCTGGAACGGTGAAAAGCCTGCCATTCGAAGTCTCCCTCGAGGCAGAGGCCGCGCAACGATCAGCGAGGCGCGGCACCGCCCCGCGTCATGTCATTAGATCGACGTGATGACCGACACGTCGTTCTGGCCGCCCACGATCGCCGCGAGCTGCGCGTTGGTCGTAACCGCGACGGACGAGCCGCCCGGGATCACGAAGAGGTTCGGCACGCCCTGGAAGCCGCGGCCGTTGTCGTGGATGGTCGCCGCGAGGATCTGGCCCGCCGTTCCCACCGCGCCGCCGGCCGTCGAGGTGGCCTGCGCCGACAGGTTGCGCGGCATCACGATGTTCTTGTCGAAGATCGGGTTGCCCGCGAAGAGCGTCGCGGAGATTGAGCCCGCCACCTGGGCGCCGGCCGTGATGATCGCCACGGGCTGCGCGTTGCCGTAGGCGGCGCCGGCGGCCGTGACCGATATCGACGTCACGGTGAAGTCGCACGTGGCGGTCGCCGTGATGGTCGAGGCCGGCGAGAACGTGAACGTGGGCACGGCGGTCAGGCCGATGGTGCCGTAGTTGCCGTTCGAGTAGAGCGCCGTGAGCGTGCCGGAGCCGACCAGCGGGGCAGTCGAGGCGATGGAGCCGCCCGAGCCCGTCGTGTCGCCCGGGGCGTTGATGACCGTCCACGTGGGGTTCGCGAGCAGGCCCGCGCCGACGTGGGTCACCGTGACCGCTGAGATCACGCCGCCGGTGATGGCGGCGACCGCCGTCGGCAGCATGTACGGCGTGGAGCCCTGCGAGGCCGGGGGGATGGCGATCACCATCGGGCGCTGCGTGTAGCCCGTGCCCGCCGCGGCGATCTGCAGCGTGGGGTTGATGGCGCCGCCCACGATGGTGTTCCAGCCCGAACCGCCCGCCGACGGGGTGACCGAGACGGTGTTGAAGCCGTTCGTGAGGCCGGTGCCGCCCGCCAGGATGATCGCGCCGATGGCCGCGCCCGTCGTGTTGGCGAGGCGGAAGTTCGCGCCGTCGGCCGAGACGGTGATCGGCGTGGTGCCGATCTGCACGTTGCGCCAGGTCTGCAGGTTTGAGTCGTATTCCTGCAGCGACGTCCACGGCCCGAGGTTGATGATGAACTGACCCGAGAGGTTCGAGCCCACGAAGGACTGCGAGGCCGGGATCTGCGAGGCCGAGCCGAAGGTGCCCACGACCGCCTGCCCCGACGGCAGCACGTACACCTGCCCCGGGCCGAGCGCGATCTGGAATGCCGCCGGCAGGCTGCCGAGCTGGGCTGAAGCGATTTTTTCGAAGGGCATGGAAGTCTCTCCTTAGATCGTCTGGAAGGTGAAGCCCGTCACCACGACGCACGCCTTCGGCTTCGTGATGACCAGCTCGAGCAGCGAGACGACCGCGCCGATGTAGCCGATCTGGTTGTTCGACAGGGTGGATTCGAAGCCCGTGAACGCGAAGGCCGCGCGCTCGTGGATGTAGAAGGCGCCGTATCCCGCGTTGAAGAGGTACATCGTGCCCTCGGGCACATACGGGTCGAGGTAGATCGGCACGCCCGCGACCATGAGGGCGCGGAATGCCGAGCGCGCGCCCCACGGCTCGTCGTCGAACCCCTTCTCGGGGGTGATGACGTAGCTCTCGTTGGGCAGGTAGTCGTTCGCGAGCGACTGCCAGGTGCCCGGGCCCATCACGCCGAAGCTGGGCAACTCGCCGCAGCTCTTCACCGCGCCGGTGATGTACTGCATCACGAGCGCGCGCGTGGGGGCGGCCGAGGAGGCGTTGTAGCGCTTGGCCTTCCAGAACGTGTTCGTGTTCCGGTTGATGCCGCCGTAACTGACCAGGTTCGTCGCGTCGTCGATCGCGCCCGGCAGGCCGATGATCTGCTGGTTGTTCGAGTAGTTGTTGAGCAGCGCGGTCGCCACGCCGTCGCAGTACACGTTGCCCGCGTCGTTCATGCGGGCGGTGGCGAGCGGCACGATGTCGTGATCCTGTTGCACCAGGCCCTCGAAGCCCAGGTAGGGGATCGGGACCACCGCGGCCTTCAGGTTGAATTCCGCGTTCTGGATGCCCGGCTGCACGGTGGGCTGGTTGAACGTGCCGTCGTAGCCGACCCACTGCATGTTCACCATCTGCGAGCCCTGCACGGGCACGGTGACCGAGGACACGCCGCCGGTGGCCGGCTGCGCGTTGGCGATCAGCGCGGCGAGCAGCGCCGAGGTGTTGTAGATCTGGACGACGAGCTTCGGGACGAATGCGCGGCGGGTGATGGCCGAAAGTTCGTTCCCGAGCGGTGATGCGGCGGGCATTACGCCGGTGCCAAGTTGCGGCATCGCTTATCTCCTGGTCATGCCGCGGTCACTCGGCTGTGGGTTGTCGAAAGGGTCATGCGGCTTTCTTCCCGCCGCGCATCTCGTTCACGACGGCGTAGGCTTCGTTCTCGAAAATCTTGTTGAGCGCCATCTTGTTGCCGACGCCGGCGCCCCACTTGTCCTTCGACGGCATTTCGTAGCTGTGGGACTGCAGTTGCGAGCTCGTGGGCTCGGCGGTGCGCTGCGAGGCGCGCCACACCTTCACGGCCGCGTCGTAGTGCGGGATCGGCGCCTTCTCGTCGCGCATGAGCGCCTCGACTTCGGCCATGTCCGCATCGGAGAGCTCGTACTGGCTCTGCACGCGAGCGCGCTCTTCGCGCCAGCGCTCGCGCATCTCGACCAGGCGCAGGCGCTCGTCGGCTTCCTCGCGCTTCTTGCGCTCTTCGGCCACCAGCGCCTCGGCCTCCACCTTCACGTCGATCTCGGGGATGGACATGGTGGGGTGCTTCTTCTTGAGAAGCTTGAGAGCCTCCGAGCGCGTCGCCGGATCCGAGAGCAGCGGGGCGATGAGGCCGTTGTCCTTCTCGAGCTTGCGCGTGTGATCGAGCAACTCGGGAAGGGTCATCTCTTCGAGGGTCTTGGACATGGGTCACGTCTCCTTGACGGTCTAGCGGCTCGAGCCCTTGCCGGGCTTCACGATGGCGAACTCGTTCTTGCGCGTGTTCGAGTTGCTGACCGAGGCCGCGGTCTTGGAGGCGCGGTCGAGGCCGCCCATCTCGAGGTAGCGCGGCGGATTCACCACCATGCCGTTGTCCTTCTTCGGATCGGTGGGCTGGCGAAGGCCGGCCGTTGAGGGTGCGAGGTAGCGCTGTGCCATTGTCGTGTCTCTCCTGGGTTACGCGGGGGCGCCCGGCATCGGCATCGGGGCCGGCCGGGGCGGAAACTGCGCGGGGCGTGCGCCCTGCGACATCTTCATCAACGCCTGCTGCTGCTGGGTTCCCCCGCCGGTCTGCGGCATGGAGGTCACCATTTCGGCCATCTCGGCGGCGGTAAGGTCCGAGGTGTCGTTCTCGCCAAAGGTCGTGGCGAGCTTGGTCAACACGTTGAGGATCACCTTCCCTTCCTTCGTCTCGGAGCCGTAGGTCGAGATCGCCTGCTCGAGCATGTTCATGCCGATGTGCACTTGCAGGTGGGCCTTCTCTCGCTTGCCTTCCTTCTTCTCCGGGGTGGACATGGGGGCCGCGGCGGGGCCGGGCTGGCCGCCGCCAGGCAGGGCCGACGGCGGGGCGCCGCCCTGAATGCGACCGAGCATCCCAGGCGGGACGCTCAACGCTTGCTCCGGCGGGCTTTACGGCGCTTTCGGACTACACCACCGCCGCCGCCACGTTGCGGGGTGGGAAGCGGGCCAGGCATGGCTCACTCCTTCGGCTGAATAGGGGGGTGAAGCGAGGAGGGGTCACGCCTCCCGTGGTGTTACTTCTTCCGGCGATGACGGCGGCCTTTACGCATGGCTCACTCCTCGTAGTGCGGCCACTTTTGGAGGGAGCAGCCAGACCCTAGCTCGACGGCTTGGCGCCGGGCGCGCCGGGCTGGGCCTGTTGTTGCTGGGCCTGCTTCTCGGCCGCTTCCTTCTCCTCGATGCCCTTCAATTCCTCGAGGGTGAGCTGCTTGTCCGGCAAGTCGAAGGCGTCGATGAGGCGCTCCTTCGTGATGCACTGCCGGTCGAACAACTCGACCGCATCGTTCTTGCGGTCCTCGAAGAAGATGGGCGACGAAGAATGCGCGTCCACCTTCACTTCGAAGTCGTTTGTAAACTGCGCTGCGGTGAAGGTCAACGGCGTACCGTCACTGACGGTACTATCACTAAATCGGGACAGGAAGCTCGTGAGCACCCCCGGACGCTTCGGGATGTGCGCGACGAAACGCTGCTTCGAGTTGTCCTGTATGCAGCGCATGATGAGCGTGGCGAGCGCCTCGGCCGCCTCTTCGACGATGATCGCCGCGGACTTCGGCCGCGAGCTCCCGAGGCGTGCGAGGAGGTCCGCCTGCCCCTTCGAGCGCACGCCGGGCTCGCCCTTGCCCTGCAGGATGTGCCCGATGCCGGCGGTGTCGTTGAACATCTTGTCGATGACATCGAGGATCGCGGACCATCCGGTCGGCAGTTCGCCGGCCAGCTTTTCCAGCTTGGTGTTCATGGCGCCGGGCGCGGACACGAGGCCGCCCGCGGTGCGCACTGCAGCCCACTTCTCCTCGGTGATGCCCACCCATCCCGAGGCGGCCACCGGCGGATCGGCCTGCTTCGACATGATCGCCTTCAACTGCTCCAGGAACGCGGTGCGCCAGTCCTGCAGCTTGGCGAGCTTCGCCACGTAGGAGGCGCCCCAAAAATAGTCGTACAGGTTCGCCTCGGGCGCGATCTTCACGAAGTTGGGAATGCCCGCCACACCCGGTTGCCGACGATCGAAGATCACGTTCGTGGGGCCGGCCATCGTGACCATCTGGTAGTCCTCGATCTCGTCGTTCCAGACGTAGAGCTCCACCATGTCCACCAGCGGCACATCGACGACGGGGCTGTAGTCGTAGTCGCTGATCGCGTTGGGGATGCCGCCTTCGATGGATCCGCCGATCGGGCTTCCGGCAGGCGAAGTCGTCGCGACCTGGGAGGCCACGATGAGGCGCGACATCGCCGACGAGATCGGGTGCTCGGCGTCCGTGCTCGTAGGCGAGGCTTTCACCTGCGCCATGATCTCGTCCTTGCGCGGGTGCCCCTCGAGATCGCTTTCGAGCTGGGTCTGCGTGTTGGTGTAGAAGAGGCAGAACGCCTCCTGGTCCTCCAGGTCAATCTTGTCCTCGCGCAGCACGCCGAACTGGTGGGGCTCGACCAAGTACGTGCGGGCTACACCGCGCTTCCAGATCACCTTGAAGATCATGCAGCCGAACACGTGCGCCCACTTGCCGCCCAGGTCGAAGACCATGTGCGACTTGCCCATGCGCCACTGGTCGTTCAACTCGTGCACGAGCGGCCGCGTCTTGTAGATTTCCTCCGGCGGCGCAGTCGATCCCAGGTGCAGGGAGAATCGCGCGCCGGTCGGCGAGTACATGAGCGACCAGCGCGTTTCGATGGTGGAGGCGATGTTGTTGTAATCGCATCCGGAGGCGTCGGGCGTGCCGAAGAGGAAGTAGCTTCGCAGGAGCTGGTAGAACTGCAGGCGCTCCTGGCGCGTGCGCGAGCAGCGCACGACGAGATCCTGGTAGAACTTCAGGCGATCGGCCGCGCCTTGCGGTGTGCTGGACGACGGAATCTTCATGGCTCAGTGTCTCCCGAGTGTTCGATTCGGGACGCTGGTCACGGCGTCCGTTGCCAAATTACTTTTTCGCTGCCGCTTGCTGCTTTGCCTCCGCGATGAGTCGCGCGCGCGATTCCTGCACCGTCGCGGACAACTGTCCTTTCCAGGCGTCATCCTGCTTTTTCACGCCGGTGCGCTCGGCGCGTGAAATCGGATTTGTACCCGATACGAGGCTCGTTGGGAATGCGTCGGTGCGCTGCGCGGGCTTCGCGGTGCCCGCCTGCCCGCCCACCGCCTCGCCGGGCGATTTCCCGAGAAGCTCGGCCGCCTCGCCGCCCCACTTGAGCTCGGCGGCGCGGTTGTGGGCCTTGGCGCTTTCGCCATCCTTCGCGCTCTTCCAATCGGTCTGGCGGTACATGTCGGCCGACTTTTTGAGGCCCTCGTCGAAGCGCTTGGTGGAATCGCTCTTCACGCCCGGCGCTTTCTTGAAAATCTTCACCACGCCCTCGCTATCGCAGCCCATCGCGGGGCAGATCGGGTGCGATCCTTCGAACTCGCCGTGTTTCGGGCACTTGTAGTCGTTCAGGATCATCCGTCGAGTCCTAGGCGCGGGTGCGCGCCGGTGAAGTCAACAAAGGGGCGGAGTTTTTTTTTCGGTGCCACCGCGGGCTTCGGAATGCGCACCAGCGTTTTCTTGCCGCGCGTCGTGAACTCGATCTTGATGCAGCCGTCGTCGATCAGCCCGAAGATTTGCGAGTACGCCACCTGCCAGAACGAATTGATCGCTTCCCTGCCCGATGAATGGTTGCGCACGAGTCGAATGTCCACGCCGAACCACCTTGCGAGGTCGTTGCGCGTGATCTCGTCCAAACGGCGCACGTGCGGCTCACCCGTCATGCGCGAAAGGCGCCGGCGTATTTCGTCCACCGACAGGAGCTTCATGTCAGGTCGGAGCACCGAACCCCCTGATGCGGTTGCGATAGAAATACTTGGCGATGTTGCGCTCGAGCGGCTGCACCACGCGCGGGGTTCCCTTCGGGGCCATCTCGATCGCGTAGTAGCGGTTCGTGGCGCTCATCTCCTGCTTGATCCACCGGTCCCACGCGAGCACCGCGAGCGATATGGCGATCGCCAGGTCGTCCTTCGCGCGGCCCTCGCCTCCGATCTTGTCGCCATCGCGCGAGATGTGCCGCATTTCCTCGAGGCAAAGCGGGCTTCGGATCTCCAGCATGTCGCGCTCGAAGTAGCTGCGCAGCGTCTCCATCTGCGTGATCTTCGTGTTCAACGTCGAGCGCGACATCGGCGCCATGCCGCCGCTGAAGCTGTCGGGCTTGCGGTGGATGAAGTCGCGGATGCTGTTGGTCACGGCGTACAGATCGCGCCGCGGGTCGTTGGGGGCGGTCGTGAAGCGTTGCAGGTTCTGGTACTCGTTGAAGACGACTTCGCCGGGCCCCTGGAGCTCGAGGTTCACCATGCAGGGACGGTAGCTTCCCGCGAGATGGCACATGACCCACGCGAATTTCGCGGGCGTCCAATCCGCCGTGCACACTTCGCCCACCTGCACCATGCGATCGGCGAAGCAGCGCCACAGGCTGATGGCGAAGCGGTCGGCCCACTCGCTCGAACCGTAGGCGGGATCGGCGCCCATCACGTACTGCGCGTCTTCGATCGGCTCGTCCCACAGCCAGCACTCGGCGTTCGCCGGAGCGCACTCGACGAACTTCGTCTGCTCGAAGTGAAGCCCGAACTCGTAGCGGTAGTATTTCGCCTCGGTCTTCATGGCGCGCTTGAACGAGATGTTGAGTCGCTCGGCCGAGAAGAATTTCGAGCCCGACATCTGGAAGGCGTAGTTGGCCGTGGGCGGGTACATCTGGTACATCGTGTTGAGATCGCCCGCGCAGTTTTCTTCCAGGCACCAGCGCCACCACGCGAGTTGCTCGGGCGTGATCTTCGCCTTGTACTCCTCTTCGACTTCGCGCATCCACACAAGCTCGTCGCTCGTGGGCGAGCCGTCCCAGTACGTCTTGTACTCGCGGGACTCCTTCGGCCAGGCGTACATCTCGTTTCGCCACCAGCCGATGAAGATGAAGCGCTGCGACTCGGCGCTCTTCGCGGCCTCGCACATCTCGTACCACATGTTGTAGCCGTAGGCGGTGGACTCGAAGATGTAGAGGCGCGCGGGGTTCTGCTGCGCGAGTGTTGCGATGAGAGACTTGAGTCCTTGTTCGTCGCCCCATGTCGCGCACTCGGTCGCGTGCATGAAGTTCACGGCCTTGCCGGCGCCGAGCGATTCGTTCTTCTTCTTGCCCGCCACGATGTACTTCAGCACCGAGCGATTCTTCAGCACCATCTGCACGCGGTTGTGCGCATCCTGCGGCACGCGCGCTTGCCGCGGAAGGGCGTCGTGGTACTGCGTGAGCGTTGCCTTGAACGACTCCCGGTTCTCGTCGGTGTCGGTGACGAGCGCGCCTTGCAGGCCCTTGTGCATGAACATCCAGTAGAGGTCGAGCGCGAGGCACAGCGTCGAGATTCCGAGTTGGCGCGCCTTCAGCACCATGAACGTGTGCACGTTGTCTCGCAACGCGCGCTCGATTTCGTTCACGAGGTAGCGCTGTGCGCCTGTCCACTTGAACGGCACGCTCCCTTTCTCTTTCGAGTCGATTTTCAGGAGCGAGCAGAACCGCTCGAAGTGTGCGGCCGAGAAGTTCACGCCTTCAATTCCTCAAGCTGCGCCGTCTGCGTGGGTACGATGAACCTGCGCCCCTTCCACTCGCACGGCAAAGCCTGAGAGCAGGTAATCCACGCAATTCCGCGCTCCCTGTCGTACTCTCCGGACATGGGGCCGCCGCAGCCGGGACAGAGATACAAATCCTGCGGAATGCGAGTGAAAATGGGCCAGAAGTTCACAACAGCCTTCCCTGTCCACTCGCCGCTTCGCGCCGCGCGCGAATGCCGGCGGCGCGCGCTTTCATGTCATGCCCGTTGTGGCACTTCTGGCAGAGCGCCGCGAGGTTCAACAGGCTCGACGCCTCCGGGCGGTCATCGAAAACGTGCGCCGTCGTCAGTACCACTTTTGAGCCGGTGATCGGATGCGGTTGCCCGTTCTCCGCGCCGCACCACTCGCACTTGTTGCGCGCGCGGATGAATCGCACGAAGCGCGACCGGAGCTTCCAATCCTTCGGGTAGCGCTCGCGCATCTCCGGTCGGATCGGCATTTCACGCGGCCGGCGTGTCGCGGTGGAAGAACTTCGCGATCTTGTCGGCGATCTCCTGCGTGATGTGGTGGAACTCCGCTGGAATCTCGGCGAGCCAGGATTCCAACTGGGCTTTCTTGGCGGCGAGCTCGGTTTCGAGTGCGGCGATTTCGGCTTCGAGTTGCGCTTTCATTTTCTCTCCTTCGGTCATTGCGGGACGGCCAGGCACATGATCGAGCGCTGGTCGGGGAAATGGTTTTCGGGATTCTTCAGGACATTGTCGGGGTTGTACACGTAGGGCAGGTGGAAGAGGATCTCGTACTTCAGCTCGTCGCGGATGTAGTGCAGCAGCGGCTCGCGGCGGTCTTCCTTGTCGATCTCCACGTAGAGCAGCGGCCGGCACCGGTCGATGGTTGCGCGCGCGCCGCGCAGCGCCGCTTCTTCGCTGCCTTCGACGTCCAACATGATGAGGTCGATCCATTCGAAGCCAAAACTGTCGATGGTCACGATGTCGATGTCGGCCCCCTGGATGTGCTCGTTGCCTTCCGGCAGGACGTGCAGGCCGCCGAAATTGTTCGGGAGGGTGGGGTCGGTGGAAGCGATGCGGCCGCGATGCGTGTGATCGCCCAGGCCCGCCTTGTAGAGCCGCACGTTGTATTCGCAGCGGTTCACGCGCAGGTTTTCCTCGAGGATCGGGATGATGAAGGGCTGCGGCTCGAAGGCGATCACGCTGCCCAGGCCGCCCACCATGAGCGAAAGCGGGATCACGTGCGCGCCGATGTTGGCCCCGGCGGTGATGATGGTGTTGCCGGGCTTCACCAGGCGGCGCAGCAGCACGAGCTCGCCTTCGCTGTACTCGCCGTAGAGCGCCAACTGTTGCCCCACTCCGTGATCGGTGGTGAGCCATTTCATCACGCCGTAGCGGCAGGTAGAGCTCGTCGTGATCCCGTCGCGCAGGAGGTCGCGGCGATTCACGCCGGGGTCGATGCCCTTGAAGGTCGTGTCGTTCATGCGTCCATCGCTTTCACGTCGGCCAGGTGGCGAAGCGCCGCGGTCACCTGCTCCACCACGGGCGCCCAGTCGCCGCGGCGCGGCTGGCGGAACTGCTGCACGGTGGCGTATAGCTTCGGGTCGAACTTCTCGGTGCCCCACTGCCAGCACGACGCGAACCGGTTCATGAGCCACGTGGGCTTCCCCAGCGCGCCGGCCAGATGCGGGATCAGCGTGTCGATCGTGATGACGAGATCCAACGAGGCGATGATCGTCGCGGTGTCGTAGACGTCGGTCACCCCCTGCATGGCGTCCACGATCTTGAAGCCGCAGTCGGCGATCTCATCCACGCCGTCGCCCTTCTGCAGGCTGTAGAGCACGACGCCGGGGATTTCGGCTAGGGGGGCCAACGCCTTCAGTGGGATGTTTCGCTCCGCGGGCGCGCCGATCGCGGTCGAGCCGTTCCAGCACAGGCCCACCTTCACGCCGCCAGCGAGCGGGATGGTCGGGGCTTTCAGGTACGGCGTGTTGGGCCCGGTGCCGTCGGGCGAGACGTAGCCCGGGATGGACATGGCGAGCGTCTCGTAGTCGAAGGCGTCGCCGGGAATGGCGACCGTGCCGGTGGCGGTCTTGTCGAGCACCTCGGCGGGCGGCAGTTCCGGGTCGTCGTCGTGGAGCTGGCGCTGGATGATGCGCCGCAGCCCGGGGTCGCACACGATCTTCAGGCGCGCGCCCTGCCGGCGCAGCAGCGGGATGTAGCGCAGCATGAAGATGCTGTCGCCCAGGCCCTGCTCGGTCACGATGACGAGCGTCTTGTCGTGCAGCACGTCGCCGCGCCACTGGCGCTCCCGCCCGCGCATGGCGACCATCTGCGGGCGAAGGTCGTACCAGTCCCACGCCTCGCGGTACTTGCCCTGCATGAGCAAGCACAGCGACAGGTTCCAGATCGCGTCCCCGTAGCCGTGCTTCACGGCCGAGCGGTAGCACGCCTCGGCCGCCTCGAGGTGCACCAACCAGAACTCCACGTTGCCCAGGTTGTTCTCGGCGTTGGGCAGCACGCGGCAGGCGAGCGAGTTTCGATAGCAGGTGCGCGCGGCCTCGTAGTCCTCGCGCTGCTCGTGCACCACCGCGAGGTTGTAGTGCGCCTGGGCGTGGTCGGGCTTCAGGCTGATGGCCTCCTCGAAGGCGGCGCGCGCCTTGTCGAGCTCGCCCGAGCGCGCGTAGGCATCGCCCAGGTTGTCGAGCACCAGCGGGTCGCGCAGGATCTCGAGCGCCTCGAGGTAGTACGCGATGGCCTTGCCGGGCGTGCCGGCCTGCACCGCCTTGATGCCTTGGGCATTCGCCGCCTGGAAGCGCAGCGCGTCCGATGTCGCGATCGGGGTGGCGACCGCTGCGCTCAATTGGCCCTCCCGGGCATCATCATCCCGCCGGGCGTGGCAAGGCCCATCGGCGAGTGGTCGCGCGCGGCGCGGTTCTGCTCGAGCGCCTGGTGCAGGCCTGCGGACACGCTTCGCTCGATGTGGCGCTTGAGCGACGCCGGGATGTCGCCCGTCTCCGGCATCGGCTTCACCCAGCCGCGGGAAGCGGCCTGGCTCACGAGCTGGTCGGCGAGGTCGAGCGCGAAGGCCGCCAACTCGCCGGTTTCGATGTAGCCCATGTTCGTGAGCTTCTGGCCCGCGAACTCCTGGATGATCGGCGACTTCACGATGTCCACCGCAATGTGCACCCGCAAGTCCATCTGCGCCCCGCGTTCGATCGCGGACAGCACGTTGCCGAAGTACGTCTCGCCCTGCGCCTTCACCGGCGCCGCCGCTTCCTGCTCCTGCACATCCACCACGATTTCCTCGGTCACTTGACGTCTCCTTCGCTGCTGGTTGAACCCTCGTTGACTTCACGCGGAAGCACCTCGATCCCACGGCCCTCGCGCGCCATCGCCTCGTCCACCGTGTTGTCGCACGACGTCCCGGCAATGCGCAGCACGCCGGCCATCCGCAACGCCACGAACACCCGCGCATCCAGCGGCCGGTCCCGCAAGAACCGGTAGCGCTCCGCGTCAATGCGCTCCCGGAGCCCGCAGTCGCACAGGAACACGACGCCGCCCTCGCCAACACATCCCTCGCCGTGCGAAAACTTAAGCCCCATCGCCGGTCACCTCACGCGTTTCACGACGGTTCTCCCGTCCGTGCCCTTCCAGACGGAAAACTTTACTCCCTTGTGGAGTTCCGAGTAACGGCGGGCCGCCCCACGGACGACGGACTTCTCCCGGCGCACGAACATGAGCTGGTGAACCTCCATTTCCGCGAACGGGTACTTCGTCTTCCCAGCCTGGGACCACCCCCGCGGCGGCGGACAGGCCCTCGGATCCACCGGCCCGAGCTCGACATCACCCTCCTCCCACTCGCCAGACTTCGCCCGAACACCCATCAGCCTTGCCCTCCGTTTTCGCGCAACTGGATTTCCGTTTTTTGGGGGAATGAGAGGGGCCCCCGAATCTCAGGAGTCCGCGTCCCAATGGATTGTTTAAAATCAATAACTTGCGAATAGTGAACACTCGCTGCGCGCATAATATCCATTATGTAAACTCGCGCGAGTGCTGCAACTGCTTGATTGTAGAGAAGAATCCGCTCGAAACCGCTGTCACAATCCGCTGACCTCGCCAGGATCGGCCTCGAGACGGGCGCTCGTCACGCCGTTTCACCGTTGCCGGCCGAGGCGCGGAGAGGTTACCGCCCTTGTCTCTCCCGGCAATTGTCGTGTGGATGACAATCACGGGGTTTGCTCCGATTTGCGCTCGATTCTGGCCTTGAGGGACTGGAAAGACTCGCCTGGGCGTGGTGCGAGCTGTAGGAGTCTTGCGGCGTTGAGGATGCCTTCATCGGACGACCACCAGCCTTTCGGGAGGGTGTGGCCGTTGGGTCGATCGCTAGTGTGTGGTAAAGCTTTTACTACCTCTGTAGATGCTTCTGTAGATGCTTCTGCTAGTTTCGTCGAGTCACCGCTAGGAGCATCTAGGCTAGACACACTAGACGATGTGGATAAGCCTGTGGATTTCGCGCCCTTGCCCCGGTTTTCTGCCCACCAGCGGCGCTTACGCTCTCGGTCAGCGTCGGCCGCCAAGAGCTCGCGATACTTGGCGTGGTTGAGGAGTTTCCACCCACCGTCGATGACGGCGACGCGCCGCCCTTCGTGGTCTTTGGTGCGGGAGTCGGGATCCGGTGCGAGAAAACACGCGATCGCCTGGCGCGCCTGATCAACCGTCACGTTCGCGCGCTTGGCGAGCCCCGGGATGCTGGCGAGCACGCTGCCGTCTTTGTCGGCCATCGCGAGGAGCGTGATCCAGACCACGCGCACGTAATCTGGTTCGCACCAGATGGTGCTCTCAAGGATCGATTCGAAAAGCTTGGTATAGCGGTGCGCCACGGCATCTAGGCTAGACGGACTAATGTCTAGTCAGAATCCTCCTACGCGCCGTGTAAGTCAACCCCTACACGATGCGCAGCGCGCTAAAACGCGAGCAGTTGCCCCGATATCAGCGCCTGGGCATCCTCGACACAACGCGCCACGCCGGCCACGCACCCGGCGCGACGCGCATCTTCAAGGAATCGGCGCTGATGGTAGGTGAGCTTCCCGGTCGGCGATTTGCACTCGATCCACAGCGCCCGGCCGTCTTTCAGGAATCCGCCAAGGTCCGGCAACCCGAGCTCACTCGAAAACTGGATGTACCGATCGTCGATCTTCATGGCGCCCGAGTTCTGGCGCCAGACTTTCGCGACTTTCGGATGGTACTGCAGCAGCTCGTGGACCGCCCGCAGGATGGGCGCCTCGCGCTGCGCCGACCGCGCGGCCGCCTGGCGTCGCGTCATTTGCCGGACTCGCGCGCCGCCGCCTCGATCGCCCGGATGTCGGCAATGTCCTGCTTCAACGTCGGCCACCGCTCCGATCCCGGGCGCTGGTCAATGTCCTGCGGCAACGGCACGAACCCGAGGCAACGCCGCGGCAGATCGCCCAGCTCGGGCACCCGATATCGGTTGCAGCGATAGGAGCCCGCATCGTAGTGCCGACACTCCCGGCACGTCACCCGGTCCTCGGGCAATCCATCCGTCGCTTTCACGTGAACAATTTCCCCTGTTCCGCAGGCGCGCGCGTGGCGAGCAGCAAGCGGTATTCGTGGGTACCGCCGTCCCGCGCGCGGCGCCGCTCCACCTCGTGCCCGCCAAACCGCGGCTTTCGGAAATCCCGCAGCCTGGCCGACACGCTCGCCTCGGGGTCACCCGTGGTTTCCGCGATCTCGCGCAAGCTGCGCCAGCGGCCGTCCCTCATGCAGTCGAAAACCCGCTGGTGCTGCTCGCCCAGGCGCTTGCCGTCGATCGCATGATCGTAAGTCGCCCCGTCCCGGCGCAAAAAACCCGGCGCCGCGACCCGCTCTTCACCAGACGGGACCGCTCGCAGCGCCGGCCTCATTGCCCGAACCTCTCACGATAGGCCTTCACCATCCTGTCATAGAACGGCGCCTGCCGACAGCGATCCAGCACCAGGTCAGCCGCATCCTGGTCCCGCGCCGCGTCCAGAGCGAGCAGCTCCCGCGCCTCGTCAAGCGCCGCGCCGCCGGTAGGCTGTGTATCGGGCGCAGGCGGGTTCGCCGCCGGCGCGGCGGGCTGCGGTGAGGAAGCCGCAGTCGTCCCACCGGCCGGCGGTTCGCCCTTCTTCGCGCGCGTCGCGCGCACGCGTTCCTTGACCCCCTCCACCCCGGCCGCAGCCTTGCCCGCGACCGCATCGGCCTGCGCGGGGGCCATGTCGAACCAGTCGCCCGGCTCGCTCATGCCGTCCTTCAGGCTCGTGTGGATTTTCTTCAGCCGCATGGCGAGCGCCGGCGTGAGCGTGTCCAAGCGCCGCTGGATATATCCCTCGAGGTGCTGACGGGTCACCGCGAACTTGGCGAAGGCGACCACCAGCGATTCCACGTACTCGGGCGTGATCTCGACCGACGCCTTGAGCGTGGTGCGGCACTGCCGCTCGGCCATCTCCATGACGTCCGACGGAATCACCGCCTCCATGCACGCGCGCTTGCGCCGGGCGCCCATGTTCGCGCAGAGCTCGTAAATCTCCCGCTCGTCCTTCAGCGGGTAGCCGCCGCTTTTCGTGTCGCGCCAGTGTCGCACGGTGAAACGGCGCTGCTCGCGCCGCCCCGTCTCGAGATCGACGGCGTAGGCCACCACCTCGCTTTCGCCCGGCTTCGACGTGAAGATGTCCACGCCGGAGTCGAAATTGCCCCACTCGCGGGCGATCGTCTCGAGGAGCTTGATGCTGGGCCCCTCGATGTCGGTGCCGCCCTTCGAATACTGGTAGAACGCGGCCTCGGCGATGCCTGGGCGCGAGCAGGCATTCAACACGCGATCCATCGCCACCCGCGGATCCCGGGGAAAGCGTTTGGCGATCATGTAGCGCACCTGGACGTCGGCCACCTCGCGCGCAATCGTGGCCTCGGTGAGCGCGCCGCCCGCGGCGGGCGCGACGGTGAGCGACGGGAACGGGTTTGCAACTTCGGCTTCAACAAGATCGGTCACGTTTTTTCCTTTCATTTCAACAAGAAACGTCTTGATGGCGAACTCGCCCTCGCATACCGCGCGTACACGTCGGGCATTTCCTTCGCCAGCGCCTTCGCGTCCACCGTCACGCGCCCGTGGGCATCCATCTTCCACGTGGCGAGCGTCGTACGGCCGCCCAAGAGCGCCTCGTTCTCGCCCATGAACGCCTTGATGCGCACCTCGAGCTGCTCGCGCCGGCCCTCGATTTCCTCGATCGCGGCGCGACACCCCAGCAACTCCTGAAGCGCCTGCTCGATCTCCTCGGTCGCCTGAATGCCTTGGGCCAGGCTGCGCCGCCCGTAGCGCTGCGCAACGTCGGCGGCTGTGGCCGGGTCCGGCGGATCTCCCGCCTCGACGCGCCGCCAGAAATCAGCCTCCCCGTCCGCAATCATCTCCTGGAGCTCGCGATTCGCGGGAACCTCGTAGATGGCGAACTCCTGCCCGCCGAAAAGCGCCGGCACCGACGCCACCGGAAGCGCCGTCACCATCAGCGCGTGCTGCACCTGGATGATGTAGTCCTGCGGGATTTCGTCCGTGCCCGCTTCGCCCCAGCCCTCGCGCGTGCGCGCGGTCTTGGCCTCAACCAGGCGCTGCCCGGGCTCGATTGCGTCCGGCGACACGAACATGAACGGCACCGTCGGGTGCCAGATCAGCTTGAAGGGATCACGCACCACCGCGCGCCCTGTCTCGTCGGCGTAGCGCTGAATCACCAGGGGCTCAAGCAACTGGCCCCAGCGCATCGGGTCGGTCTGCGGCAGATCCGGCGACTCGCCGCGCTTTTCAAGATAGAGCTGGTACGGCGTCTTCCACTTCGACAGGCCCAGCGCTGCGGCTGCGTCGCTGCCGCCCAGCCCGCGCTTTCGTTCCTCAAGCCAAGTTTCACGATTCATTTGCGTTTCCTTTCCGCCTCGTAGAGACAATGCGTTTCGCTCCCATCGGCGGTCAGGTTCTTGACTCTTAGGTGCCGCCCGTCCTCCAGCACCGCGGCGCACTTGGTCGGCGCCGGCCGTTGCGACTGCTCGAACAGCGCGCCCAGCAGAAAACCAGCCAGCGCGCAGCACACCGAGAACACAATGTGATCGACGTCCACGGGTCGGCGCTTCGGCACGACGTGCACCGCGAGGATTGATGTCGCCCTCATATAGCCGCCAACCGATCCACCGCCTCGCGTAGCGTCGCGTGCGATTCCTCCTCGTAGTGGCCGCCGTTCACTTCGACGCGACCCGAGATCCACGCGCCCTGCTCGACGTCGAAGTGGATGTACCACTGCCCCTTCGCGCGCATCGGCCCCTCGGACTGCATGTACCCGCGTTGCGCATCGAGCCACGAGAGGCGATCGCGGTCGGTCTGCGGCCGCTCGAGGTGGCGCTTTTCGGATTCGGACAGTTCGCCGGCGCTCATGGGGCGTTCCCGATCCACGCGAGGATGATCGCCGCGGCACCGCCCAGCACGATCCCGAGTCCGCACCCGATCGTGAAACCGCGCTCGAAGCCCGAGCGAAACATCGGGTAGGTGCGCGCGAGAGAAAGAAGGCTGTTCTGCATGATGGTCCCTGGATTATCCTTTCTTGGGTGGCTCGCTACGTGAGCCCGAATATTGCGCCCCTGAAAAAATTCAGTCAAGCCCCCCTTGCTTTTTTTTTGAGTCGGGCGTAGGGTGCGCGCATGGCTACCAACACTGAATACAACGAGCGCCTTCGCCGGGAAGCCGAGCCGCGCGTCGAGCGCATTGCAAGGCTGCGCGAGGCGAACGAAACCTTCGAGGCCATCGGCAAGCTGCTGGGGATCTCGAGGCAGCGCGCGCAACAGCTCTACGCGAAACGGAAGGTGAAGAAATGACTTGGAACCGCGTCATCGCCGACATCGAGCGCTTCAAGTTTCCGAAGCAGCCGCACTATACGGTCCACGACTGCTTCACGGATTATTCGAGGGAGAGACTGATCGCTAAGGGCAAGGACTGCCAGCGCCCGTGGATCGGCTTCAACCGGTTCATGGAAATCGTCGAGCCGTGGTCCGACGTGCAGAAGATCAATGAGGACCAGATCGAGCGGCACATCGAGAAGCGGCTGCAGGAGAAGGTGACGCCGCTCACCATCCGCCGCGAACTCTCGTTCGTGAAGGCTGCGATCAACTACGCACACCGTCGGCACCGCATCGGCCTGGCGCCATACATCGAGCTTCCGGATGGCGTGTGCAAGTACCGCCGGCCGCTAACGGAGGAAGAGTTCAAGCTGGTCATTCGTCAGCCGATGAGCGAGCGCCTTCGCCGCTTCTACTGGGTCGCGTACTTCACCGGCCACCGCGCGGGCGCGATCGAGGAGCTGACCTGGGCGCGGACCTCGCTCGAGCGCCGCGTGATCGACTTCAACGTGCCGGGCCGCCGGATCACGAACAAGCGCCGGGCCGACGACTTCCCGATCAGTGACGACTTCCTGCGCCGCCTGGAGGCGTGGAAGGCGCGCGCGGCCGACGAGTTCGTGATCGGTGCCGGACCCGACACCTTCCGCGAAGCGCAGTACGTGGTGCGCGAGCTCGCCGGCCTCACGGATCCTTCCATCGTGCCGCGGCATTGCATGCGGAAGAAGTTCGCGTCCGACCTGATCGCCGCGGGGACGAGCATCGAAGTGGTGGGCCACCTTACGGCCGATGATCCGAACACGCTGCGCAAGCACTACGTGACCCACCCGCCAGCGCTACTGATGGGCGCCGTCGAGAAGCTGGGGCGCGCATGAGCCAGCTCACCCGTCGCCGGATTCTCCTGGTGTCGCTGGTGGCGATCACGGCGCTACTTGCCTTCGGCTGTGCAACGCCGGGGGTGCAGTGCGGGATGAAGGACAACTACGAGCACGAAACGCCCATCGCCCGCGAAGGCCATGTGCTGCTGTCGTGGAAGTTCGGGGTGACTCCCGCCTGCGGCAACGAGCATACCTACGGCTGCACGCAATGCGAGAACGGCGTCTGCTCCATCACGCTGCGCGAGGAGCCGCCGAGCTTCAACGATGTCTGTGGTCTAGCGAAGTGGGCGCACGAAGCCTTGAAGCACGGCATGGGCGCAACGCACGAACAACCGAGATAGGAGAGCGAAATGGCTGCATCACAAAAGAAGGGCGGCGGTGGCCGCAAGATCGGACGTAACAAGAAACGGCCGAGCAGCGCGTTGCAGAAGTTCCGCACGACCGCGAACCGCGCGAAGCGCATCGCCAAGGCCGAGAAGGATCGCCAGCCGAAAAAACTGAAAGTTCCTCGCGGCACCGCTCGCGCAAAGCGTCGCGTCGGACTCGCGCGTGTCTCGCAACTCGCTGCCGAGTAGGCGGTTCATCAATACTGAAACGACATGAACGACAGCATTCAAGAGTCTAGGTTGGGCCCGTCATTCCTCGGATGGGCGCGCCATGACTGTCGAAAGGCCGAGCGTGGCTGGAAAGGCTTCGCAAGGTCTGGCACGGCTGTGCCCGCCG